GGTGTCCATAACAGAGGTGCCCAGCTTGCTTTAAAGTCTGGGAGGTCAGGAAACTTTAGGTTCATTGTCGTCGTCCGCAAATAAAGGTCCGAATTCCCCAGAGGGAAGATGAGAACTTAATTGATCAGGTAATTTTTCAAAGCTTTCATCGAGAATTTTAGTTAGTTTTTCAGCCTCTCTTCTGAGTTGATTTAATAAAATAGGCTCAATGCTTAGATTGGCAAATTCTTCCAAAGACCGCTTACCAATGTCTTTCGGAAACTTTTCCGCTTTTTTCTGACAATTTCTTATTGCATCTTCAAGTTCCTTTGCGGAAGGTTTTAGAACTTTCTTATAGATATCAATAAGTCGATTTTGTCTTTCCAACCAAGAGGGTTCTCCAAATGTGCGGCCATGATCAATTAAGTAAAAATTATCTTCTCCTCCCCAAAGAATATTTCCTAAATGCCTGTCTTTGTTGATAATGAGCTCGTCAAAAGCCACAGTAGAGCACCAGCCTTTCCATGCTTTTAATGCCTTATACCCGGCTTCTATTGTTGTCCCTTTCGCAGTGAAGGCATTCATATAATTTGGGTAATTAACAAATTCGCATCCGTAAAGAATTGATTTCATCTCACCGTCCCAAACTAGAAATTGTGAGGGAATCGGTAACTCGAGTTTCATTCCCAAACAGGCAGAGAACAACTCACGAATGACTTCATCAAAATTTATTTTTTTAACCAGAGCCATCCGTTTTGTTTTGTCTTCTAGGATAACAGTTGCTTTATAGGCATCGTTAATACCTTTATCGGCAAAAGGCTCTTTCTTTAAGACTGTTGCTAATCTAATTCCAAAATTAGAGCTTGTCATTTTGTTTAAAACCTATGGTTATTTCTTATAACGAAATCAACGCAGTTAGCCGGATCTTTGGGCTGAGTTACTGACCTCTTCGTTGTAACAGCTTCTCTCTTTCTGAAGCAGGCATCCGAGATAGCCTCCAAGCAAGGGCTGAAATTTCTTTTTCTTTTTTGCACTCGGACTGATAAATTCTTGTCAATTTCTCATCGACTTCTAATCTAGATCTAAGGAAATTTGGGCGAAAGTTCAAAACCGACATATATTCAAATTGTCTGCCTAGGTGCCACGACATGCTGTATCCCTTTTCCATGAAGTCTCCACATTTTGCTTGCAACCAAATTGCCGAAAATGCTATGGCAATGACTTCATCCCAACAATCTTCAAAAGGGTCTTCGATAAGCTTTTTAAAGAAGAAAAAGCTTCTTTTGTATTTCTTCTTGAACAAGGCTTCACATAACAGAGTCGCAGTCTGATTCAAGGTCTCTGCCGACATGCCCGCCTTAGCGTGAGATATGAATAAGAAAAATATGGGTACGTATACACCCATGAGGTTCCATTTTTTCTCTGCTTCAGACGGTATCACATAAAATTTATTTAAAGAATAAAGGCTTTCGGGAGCACGGATGCCTCGTTCACAGAAAAGCATTTTTCTTCTCCTAAATCTTTATCAAACTGATCCGGATCTTTCAATGACTTCTCCGATAACTTGAACTTGCTCAGTGTCTGCTGGGCTAATAGTTTCGTCCGGGAAATTTGGATTTTCTGAATGCACCATAATTGAGCCGTCGATTTTTCTATAAAGCCGCTTTACTCTTAAAGCATCTCCAAAGACAAAAGCATAGATTCGACCATCTATGATCTCAGTTTTAGAGCAGTCAACTAAGACCACATCATGGTCAAGCAAAAGAGGTTCCATGGAATCTCCCTTCACTTTGAAACGCTTGCAGTCTTCGGGATTGATGTTCTTTCTCTGGAACCACGAACGACGATAAGCAGCTTTGTACTCAGAAGCCAACTCTTCCAAAGTGGAGTTTTGCTCGAAGCCTGCTGCAAATCGAATTTTGTATTCAGGAATTTCTACCCAATCATCGTCATCACACACATCTTCTGTTACCAGTACGTTAGGAGATTTCATGGGTCCGTTCCCTGTCGCAAGCCAAGTAGAGGAGACTCCGAGAACTTTGGCCACCTTGGGCAGGTAAATAGATTTGATGCTTTTTGATTTGCCAGAAAACCAATCCGAAACAGAAGCCGGGGAAATAAAACATAACCTAGCGATGTCACTTTTCTTTAATCCGGAATCACTCAACGCCAAGGTTAAACGCTCTGCCAATGTTGTTTTTTCGTTCATTTGAGTAACCCTTTCTTTATTAGGTTTTCCTAATACATTTTAAAGAAAAATAATTAGGCGCATTGATTAAGTAATTCGGAAAACCTTATAATTTAATAAGGCAAAAATTAGGAAGAATTTAGCTATGCGCAAAAAAACCGATACTCAGACAGCCCGCCTAATCGTTGATTCTTTAGGCGGAACTACAGCTGTTGCAAACATCTGTGAAGTTAAACCGGCCAGCGTTTCCGGATGGCTTAAGTCTGGAATGCCAGAAGGCCGCCTTTTGTTCTTGCAGAAAAAATTCAAACGCATTCCGGTGATTAAACACGCTGTCGCCAACTAACTGGGAGTCGCTATGGCTCGCTATAGAAAAATAGACGTCCGAATGTGGAATGACAGGAAGTTCAGGGAGCTTTCGGATAACGGCAAACTTGCCTTTATTTTGCTCCTGACTCATCCAGATACCACGCAGATAGGAACTATCCGGACACGAGTTTCAAACCTTGCTGACGAATTGGGTTGGCAACGAGATGCCATGTCGCATGCCATCCAAGAAGTCACTTTAAACGGCATGATTGATGCTGATGAGAAGGCAGGGCTAATGGTCATAAATAACTTCCTAAAGTACAACGCGCCTTCTTCTCCTAATGCATTCAAGTCATGGTGCGAATTGATTGATCTGATGCCCGAATGCGACCTCTTGGATAAGCATGTTGCACGCCTGAAAACCTTTGTCGATGGCCTTTCTGTAGGAATGAGAAATGCCATCCCTAATGACTTAATTGATGCCATCAAGGATGCCATGTCCCGTACCAATGGGCAACCATGTCGCACCCAGGAACAGGATCAGGAGCAGGAACAGGATAAGGAAATACACACCCACGAACACCATCCAAAAGCCTTCGAAACTTTCGCGGGGCGTGTGTGTGAAAAAGAGACTCCTTTAAAAACCGCTCCTGTTGAACAAGAGCTCCCACTGCAGAGGACAACTGTTTCTAAAACGGAAACAGTTGAGAAGAAGTCAAAGGTCAAACGACAGAAGAAGGAAAAGATCCCGTGTCCCTTTAAGGACGGAGATCAGATTCCGGAGGACTACCTTACGACAGCTAAGCGGTATGGAGTTCAAGACCCGCAATCGCTATTTGATTCCTTGATCGCCTACTGCAAAGCCAAGGATGTTGAGTACGCAGACTACAAAGCGGCGTTCACAACATTCTGCATCAATGACAAAGCAAAGCGAGAGAAGAAGAGCCAGAACCAATTCAACAACGCTCCGCCCTTCGAGTACGAACCTCCAGGCGGATTCACGGACGACTACTACAGAGACCAATGCGAATTTGATGAACACGGGAAATTAAAACTATGAACAACACAGACAGCAAGAATCTCAAAGCCGTTAATACCATTCTCGGGAAATTGGAAATAAGGCAAGTGAAAATGAATTGCATCCTTCACGGGGAATATCTGGCGAATCAAGTCTGGTTAGGCGGGAAACTCAAAGAAATAAGTGAATGCCCCAAATGTCATGAAGAACATTTAGCTGAAAGGGCTATTGATGAAGAGAAGGCCAGAAAGCAGGAAGAGGCTAAAAACCGCCAGGCGAGAATCAAAGAAACCCGTATGCCTCTTGAGTATCAAACCAAAGGTTTCTCAACCTTCATTCAAGAGACCGACAGCCAAAAGGCCGCATTCAAATTGGCAAGACGTTTTGTTAAAGGCTGGGAAAAAGCTAAGGCTGGCGGTTACGGTTTGTTATTCCTCGGCGGTTGTGGCACCGGTAAAACTCACCTTGCGTGCGCAATCATGTTGGAGCTCATGGAGCGTTATCTATTCGTTTATCCAAGGTACTACAAGGTCAGCGAGATTTTCTCAGCCGTCCGGAGCACTTACCAGACTGGGGTAATAACGAACGAAGAGGAAATGCTGAAGTTCTTTTCTTCGATTCAGCTTCTAGTGATTGATGAAGTCGGCATCCAAAAAGGCTCCGAGGCTGAAAAGAGAATCCTCTTTTCCATTCTCGACAATCGAGTGACTTCAAACAAGCCGACCATCCTAATGAGCAATCTCGGGCCCAAGGCGCTGGCTGAACTACTCGGCGACCGTCTTTATGATCGTGTGCGATCTAAATGCGTGCCAATGCTTTTTGCCGGGCCATCCATGCGTAAACCCGCTACTGCTGATCTTTTCGATTGAGGTGCGTCATGTCTGATTCTGCATGGACACTGCCGATGATCATCCTGGCGCCGGTCGTGTTTATCAACCTGTTTTTATTCGGATTACTCGTGAGAGCGGCTTTCCAGTTCAGCCAGGAGAAGAAAAATGAATAACGGGTTTCTTTGTGTTTTTTTGTACTTAATCGGCGGTTCCTTTGTTGGTGCTTTTTTGACAGGTAATGGCATGCGTTTTGATGGTCTCAGATTTTTCACTCTCCTAGGTTTTTCGGGAGGCGTTCTCAGTCTTCTTGACTTTGCCTGGTTTGCTCACTCGGGATCGAATCTCGATTACAGCCTGACATTACTGGCAATAGTTGTTGCTCTGGATTTTATTTTCGCTTTCGGGAGGAAGTCTGAATGAGCGGGTGCTGCCTGTACTGCAAGTTCGCCGAGAGCTACTGGATCGATCCAGCAGGAAACATTCGGCGCCCGCCTAAGTCTTCTTTCGGAGACATGAACATCTTCTGCCACCACCCGGATAAAGGCGCCAGCATCGAGTGCTACCCGATCTCGTTCACAAGGTGTTCCGTTTTTGAACGTGACACAGACGAGCGTATTGAACGCAGGAGAGCATTTTTCTCGCAATTTGATAGATACCGCGTCCATGCTGAGTTAATCGCTCAGAGACGCTAGACGGCTGTTTAAACAACATTCAACCAATGGAGAAAAGAAATGGAAGTTACTTTGATTGTTATTGCCGTCACTCAGATTTTTTTATCTATAGCGATTGTTTTCCTAAGTCTTACCCAGAAAGACATTCGCAACTCGATGCAAAGCTTGTTGAAAATTTTCCGAGAATTGGATGGTTACAAGCGACGCAACGATTAAGGAGCGATCTATGACCTTATTCTTTGCCAAGTTTTCTGAGAACTTCTTCGCTCTCCCTTATCGGAGCAATCCATGTGTTGACCAAGGAGTTGATCATTCTGGACATTGCCTCAGCAATCTCAAAGGAGTCTTCTCCGGAAAGATCGATTTCTCCGGAATGCGCGTGTTCGTTTCCGGCAATCCTACAAGCTTTGCAAATCCGCTGGAAGGCCGGAGATATTCCGATTGTCTCAATTTTCTTGTAAAGCTTGTCGGACTTTTTGAAGCCCTCCACGTGTTCGTTCTCACCGTACCAATCCACAATTCTTTCAAGACAGACCCGCAGAAGGGCACATGCTGCACGCGGGGAAAGAGCGATGATGGCTTGAGCTTCGTTAAAAACTTCTTTGGCATCTTCGGGCATATCTTCCGCAGGGATTATTCCGTTGCGAACGGGGTATTGAATCTCTCCGTTTTCCCAGAAAACCAAGTTTCCACAACTGCAGCACTCAGTAACGAAAACTCTTTTGGGATGAAAGAAGTGAAACAAGCCATTGTTTCCTCTGTATTCCAATCCATCACTCTGACTCTCATAAAAATTATTCAGAGGCGCTGTTTCCCTTCGTTCAGGGTAAGAGCTAACAACCAGTTTAAGAACAAACATCGTCAAAGTTCCGCAGTGCGGGCATTTATAGGACTCAGGCATGACTAATTTTTCCTTGGAGCAAAAGAACAAATGAAACACATTGACATTGTAAAAAATAGAACTGCGTGCATAAACACTGTCTTCAATTCGATTGAAGAGGCTAAAAATACCCTTAAGAAACTAGAAGAGATGGCTGCACAGAGGGCTGACGGCCGAGTTCTCGACATTCATGAAGTTGGTGTAACAAGCCACAAACTCAGAGGATGCGTGGATCGCATTCTTGTCGGACTAGTGGAATCTCAGACAGTTTCTGAAAATCAATTGCGGGAATAGATGATGGATGACACTGACGAACCATCAGGCGGATCTGTTCGGAGATTCCATTCCCTATTGCCCAAGGAAGCTCAAAGGATTCTCCGAGACAGCGTCCAGCCTCGAAAGAGAGAAAGCAAGGTATGACGAGAGCTGCAAGTACAGGAAGCAATTGCTCGAGTTAAGAGCGAATATCCGGAGTTTTTCCGATCTAAGCGTTAAGCCGTCAACGGTTTCTCTCTCGGATAAGTCTGCCCGGGTAGGTGAATCAAGTCCGCACGCCAAGTACACGGACGTTGAGTTGATTCACTGCTTTGATCTCAGGCTTGCAGGTCTTTCCTTGCGGGAGATATCACGCAAGATGGATATACCTGTCCGGACACTCAGAGACATCTTCTCAGGAAATCGGCGCGCTGTCATGCCTACCCAATTCAAATAACAACCATACCCAGGAGGGAACAACAATCATGTCCATGATGAGATTTAAAAGCACGGATGATCTTGCATACAAGGAACTTCTGGCCAAAACAAAAACTAAAGCAGGCCCCATTGTCTTGAAGAAGATCAGCGGTTTTGTCGGAGGCAAAAAGAACGGGTTTGCCAAGGGCCGAATGAAAGCCGGGCAGATGAACGAGACAGAGAAAGCTTATGCCGCCTACCTAGAATCCGAACGTATCGCAGGCAGGATCAAGGCTTACTGGTTCGAGTCCATAAAGCTCAAAATCGCCGAGGATACTTGTTGGTATAACCCCGATTTTCTTGTGCTTACGGCTGAAGATCAGCTTGAACTGCATGAGGTTAAGGGATCGCCCAAGTTCTTCGCAGACGACGCGAAAGTGAAGACAAAGGTCTGCGCGACTGAGTACCCTTTCCGCATGCTCGTTGTTTATCCGGAGCGTGGTAAGGGGTGGACTTATCAGGAGTTTTGAGCGATGCCCCAAAGAAATGAAATTCAGACCAACACGAAGGCTACCTTAGGGACAGCATCACTGCTGCCGAGAAGGGCTGCGGAGTATCTGCAGCAGGCGGCCGCAGATGCAAAGAGCATGCCGCCGGAATCAATGCGGCGCCGGCAAGTTATCGACAAAGCAATCATTCTGGTGAAGCGTGAGTTCCCCGAGTTTTTCTTCCGTTAAACGCATGATTGCCGTGTCTCGATTGGGCGTCCCGATCGGTGAGGATTCGCCTCATGCGAAATACACCGATAGGGAAGTTGATCTTGTCCTGCAGTTGCGCGGCGAGGCATTCAGTTATAGGCAGATCGCCAGGATGATGGAAATGCCTCGGAGCACTGTCTTTGCCATTTGCACGGGATTGATCCGGGGAAAGATTCCTCACGCATATCGGAGACAGAAGTGAAAAAAGACAGAAAGAAAAAACTCTCCAGCATGCAGCTTAAGTTTATCAACGAATATATGAAGGGTAAAACTGCAACTGACGCGGCAAAAATCGCTGGATATTCTGCAAAAACAGCGGCGATTCAAGGATCTCAACTCCTTAAAAATCCTTTAGTCATTTCAGAGCTCGAAAGGAGGCGAAAAATCATGGAAGAAAAGACCGGATACACAGTGCAGAAGTGGCGTGAAGAGCTCCTGGAGATCCGGGAAACTTTATCCGAGAAGATTCCCGTTTATCAGAACGAAGACGGCGAAGTGATCATGGGCCTCAAGGATGCACCGTCTCTGCTTAAGGCCTACGACATGCTCGGCAAACACTTGGGCGCTTATTCGAAAGATAACGAGAGCAAGCTTGAAGGCAAGATCGAATTTGTTTGGGATGACGGCAAGAAACAGACGGAGAAGGAAGAATGAAAGTCGTGATTCCCTACCGTCCCCGCTTTCCCCAGGACGAAATTCACAAGCAATTGGAGACACATCGATTCTGTGTACTGGTTGCTCACCGACGCTTAGGTAAGACCGTGCTGTCTGTGAACCACCTCATCAAGCGGGCTATTACAGACCGCAAAGAGCGCGGCATGTATGCCTACCTTGCTCCATTCCGTAACCAGGCCGAGCAGATCGCTTGGGGATACCTGAAGCATTACACATCGCAAATCCCTGCAATCTCGATCAACGAGCAAAAGCTCTCGATCCTTTTGCCTAACGGTGCAACGATCCGGATCTTCGGTGCTGATAATCCGGATGCTTTGAGAGGCATGTACTTTGACGGCGTAGTGATCGATGAGGTTGCGCAGATTAAACCCACGCTCTGGGGAGAAGTGATTCGTCCGGCACTGGCTGACAGAAAAGGATGGGCCGCTTTTATCGGAACTCCCAAAGGTATCAACCTCTTCTCTCAGTTATACGATCAGGCTTTGAACCTCATGAGCAAAGGCGATCCGGACTGGATCGCGATGCTTTATTCCGTTGAGCAAACCCATGTCATTGATGAAAAGGAACTGGCGGCGCTCAAGGTCGAAATGTCTGAGAACGAGTTCCGGCAAGAGTTTCTCTGTGACTTCTCGGCCGCTCAGGACAACGGCTTGATTCCGATTGACGATATTCGGGCCGCGGCCAATAAGTTCTATCGAGAGAGCGAATACATGGGCGCTCCCCTTATCTATGGCATTGACGTTGCGCGCTTCGGATCGGATGCCTCGGTCATCTTTAAGCGCAGAGGGCTAGTAGCCTTTGAGCCGATTGTTATCCGGAAGTTTGACAACATGGCATTGGCTGATCGCATTGCGGTAGAAATGGCCAAAGAAAAACCCGATGCCGTATTCATTGACTCCGGCGCCGGGCAAGGCGTAATCGACAGACTTCGCCAGATGCGCTTTGATGTCGTGGAGGTTCCCTTCGGAGCGCAGGCAATCGACAAGGAACAATTCGCAAACCGCCGAATGGAGATGTGGTGGCACATGGCTCAATGGATTAAGCAGGGCGGTGCCATTCCTCCGGATCCTGTTCTGCAGGGAGACTTGGGCGCTCCGACCTACGGCTACACGCCTAAAGGACCTAAGATTCTCGAGGCCAAAGATAAGCTCAAGGAGCGCATCGGACGATCTCCGGACTTAGCTGACGCTTTGGCGCTGACCTTTGCCGCACCCGTAGCTCCGAAACTCTCCCGCAGTATGGAACGAGCCATCTACGGCGCGAAAGATTCCTACGATCCCCAGGAAGCCTTTGAATCCGAGTATTGGAACTCATAACACCGTCCATAAACCCTGCGCCTGAGCCTAGACAATGGGCTCATGAAAATCATTGACGCGTCCTTAGTTGAAATCATTGACCGTTGCTCTGAGCTTATTGACTCGGCAATGTCGGAGGCAGGCTTGCCTAACCGCAGGGCAGTTCCGGATCGTTCGATCTACCGAATCTTAAGCGAAGGCACAGACTCCTTCGGCCTCATTGTTGAAGACCAAGGTAAGCCCGTCGGGTTTGCTTCTGTCTTTGTCTTTACGCACCAGCACAGCGGCGAAGTCTTCGCACAAAACGATGCGATCTATCTGTCGCCGGAATATCGCAATACTTCAATCGGCGGCCGCTTGGCAGTGCTGGCAGAACGTAAAGCAATCGAGGCAGGCGCCAAGTTTTTCCTATGGGACGTGCCCGAGGATTCTCCTCTGGCTAAGGCACTCGCAAAGAGAGTGCGGGGCAGAAAGCATCTTTTATTTTTTAAGGAACTTTGATCATGGGAATGACTGCAGCAGTTATCGCGGGCACATTAGTGGGTGCCGTGACTTCGGGTTTGAACGCTTATGAGCAGAAACGTGCCGGAGATCGTCAAACATCCGCCGCCAAAGAACAGCTTGCTCAGCAGCAGGCATTGGCTCAGGAAGAGGATCAGGCCCGCAACAAAGCAAACCGCAAGCAGGCTGACCTTGACGGCCTTTTAGCGGACAACACGATTGACAACGGCTTGGGATCCACGCTTCTGACAAACGGCAATGCGGCTCCCCTGAACCCTGGCGCGCTTGGCATCGGTTCTTCTTTACTGGGAGGCTGATCATGGGAGCAGTATCGTCTGTGGTCCACGCTGTGGGCAAGGTGGTCAAACCCGTTGTGAAGGCGGTCGCCAACGTTGCAACTGCGGGCATGTACAACCACATGCAGAACAAGGCCAAAGATCAGGCAAGGAAAGCGCAGGCTCAAGCCGCTCGACAGCAGGCACAGGCTGAAGAACAGCAGTCTCAGAACGCCAACATGGCAAACAAGAAGCATGCAAATGTCGGCGACACGGTTATTGATGACACTCCGGAAGGAATGAGTGAAACGGTGCTTGCGAGTGAAGCAGCGCAGGATGATCGCTTCAAACTGCAGAAGAAACAGCTTATCGGGGGATAGTTATGCCCGCAGATATCAAGCTTATCAATCAGCGCTTTGAGAGCCTCAAGCAGGAGCGCAGTTCTTGGGAGGACCTGTGGCGCGATATTCGTGACTACTGTCTTCCGGACTTAGGGTGCTTCCCAGGTGAAGATGCAACTCAAGGCTCAAAGCGTTATCGCAAGATCCTCGATGCTGAAGCAATTGACTGCGCGGATGTTTTGGCCGCGGGCTTGCTCGGCGGCGTCTCGTCTCCTTCCAGGCCGTGGCTGCGCCTCACAACGATGGATCCGGATCTCGATAAGAATCCCGCTGTCAAAGAGTGGATGACGAAGGTTCAAGACCTATTGCTTCTCTACTTCTCAAAAGCCGAATGCTACAACGCGCTTCACCAGAGCTATTTGGAGCTTCCGGTATTCGGCACTGCATGCACGATCGTAAAGCCTCATCCGGAACAGCTCATCTCCCTGCAGAACCTCACAATCGGGGAATACTGGCTGGCTGAAGATGATTATGGGAAGGTCGATACGATGTATCGCCGCCTTTCTCTCACGGCGAAGCAAATGGTCCAGCAATGGGGTTTTGAGGCCGTAAACAATGACGTTCGGCAAGCCTTTGAGAAAGATCCTTTTACCCGCTTCAATGTGATTCATGCGATTGAACCGCGCATTGAACGTAATCCCGATAAACGAGACAACAAGAATATGCCCTGGCAGTCCGTTTATTTCCAGGAAGGTGTGCAGGACAAAGTTCTCTCTGAGTCAGGTTTTAGAAACTTCCCGGCACTGTGTCCGCGCTGGATGACTTCGGGCGGCTCTGTATATGGCCGCGGTCCCGGTGCCAAGGCCTTGAGCGCACAGAAGTCTTTGCAGAGACTGCACCTGAGACTTGCTGAACTTGTGGATTACGGAACTAGGCCGCCGATTCTCTACCCGTCCACCCTCAAGGATCAGCTGAGTCAGTTCAAGCCGGGAGGCCGCGTGGCGGTCAACCCGCAGGAAGCTCCGATCATCCGCTCCATGTGGGAAGTGCGAACCGATCCGCAGGCAATGTTGGCTCTGATTCAATCGACGCGTCAGGACATTCAGCGCATCTTCTTCGTCAACGTTTTTCAAATGATCGCGGCTACTGCGAATCAAACCGACCGCACCGCGACAGAGGTTCAGGCACTTGAGCAGGAAAAAGTGATGATGCTGGGGCCTGTGTTGGAGCGCCTGCACACCGAGCTTCTTGATCCGCTTGTAACAAACGCCTTCGGCTTCATGGTTGAGTACAACATGCTTCCGGAAGTTCCGGAAGAACTCTACGGCAGAGAACTTTCGATTGAGTATGTCTCGGTTCTGGCAGAAGCACAGAAGAACGCGTCAGCCAACGGCATTGTGAGAACGGCTCAACAGATTGGCCTTCTCGCTCAGATCAATCCCCAGGCCGTGGACAAGCTCGATGTGGATGCAACGATCGATCAGCTTGCAGACATGAACGGTGTTCCGCCGTCCTTGATTGTGACAGGACAGAAGGTTGCCCTTATTCGCCAGCAAAGGGCCGAGCAACAGCAGGCGCAGATGCAGGCCGCACAACTTCAGCAGGCAATGACAAGCCTCAAAGATCTAGGGCAGGCAGCTGACTCTCAGGGCCTGCAGGAAGCTTTCTCTGAAGAGGGAGCGCAGTAAGCGTCCATAAACCTAAAGGGCCCTAAATGACAATGACAGACATAGATGATCCGCTTCTCGAAATCGAACAGCGGGAGCTGGCTGAAAAGGCAGAGAAACAAAAACTCAAGGAGCTGGAGATTGCCATCAAGAAAACTCTTGAGACAGTCGAAGGCAGAAGGATCTTTCAATGGATTCTCGACATGACAGCCGTCGACAGTTCGGTCACGTCTCAGGACATGACGCTGATGACGATAGCTTCCGCAAGGCGCGATATCGGTTTGCAAATATTGAATCGACTCAAGGGCATCAATCTCGAGCTGGTTCGCAGAATGGAGAACGAAAAACTAAATGGCTGAAACCGCAGAAACCACTGTCAACGAAGCAGGCGCTGCCGCAACTGAAGGCGACGTTCCTCCTGCAGATCCTACTCCGGCACCTCAGGATGCGACACCTCCGGCACAGCCCGAAACCTCCGCTGAAGCTCCTCAACCTAAGGACGAAGAACCTGAAGGCATGGGCGCAGACGAGGAAGAAGGCGAATCTAAAGAGGAAGCCGAAAAGAAGGAAGGCAACGACGTTTTAGGCGCGCCAGAGAAAGGTTACGACGAAACAGGCATTGAACTTCCGGAAGGCATTCAGCTCGATGAAGGAGCGATTGAGGCGTTCAAGAAAGAATGCAAGGACCTGAATCTTTCTCAGGCCGCTTACTCGAAACTGGTCACAAATATGACCTCTGTTTTGGCAAAGCGTGCGGAGGAACAGTCTGCTCAAGTCAAGCAGGCCCTGACTGCTGAAGCCAAGGCTGACCCTCAAATTGGCGGTGCGAACTATGCGGCCAACCTTAAGAGCGCAAGCCGCTTTTACGCAAAGTTCTTTGACGCTGAGACTCGCCAGTTCTTCGAGTCTGTCGGCCTCAATCGTCATGCAGGATTCATTAAAGGGTGCCTTGCCGCTCAGCAGGCACTCAGCGATGACGCCGTCGTAAAGGGCGGCAGGTCGGGTGAACTCTCAACAGCCGAGCGCGCCCGGGCTTTTTTCCCTAACTCAAAGATGAACTAATTTTTAGGAGTAATTACGATGGCTGCTGAATATCCAACACTGGTTGACCTCGCATCGAGACTTGACCCGAAAGGTGAGATTATTCCGATCGCTGAAGTCTTGTCTAAACGAGACCCGATTCTCAAACTCCTCAGATGGAAAGAGTGTAACAAGACGGATGGCTACCTTCATGCCATCCGAACTGGCATCCCTGAACCGACTTGGCGCCGCCTTTATCAGGGCGTTCAGCCGCAGAAATCCACGACCGCTCAGGTCACCGATACCTGCGGAAACGTTGAAATGTACGCTGAAGTCGATAAAGACTTGGCTGACGTAAACGGCAACACAGCCGCCTGGCGCCTGTCTGAGCAGAAACCGTTCTTTGCCGGTATGGGCAACGATATGGCAAAGACAATGTTCTATGGTGATATCGATGCCGAGCCGGACAAGTTCATGGGCCTTGCCGCTCGTTATAACGACACGAGCTCTACAACTCCGTCCTCTCGCAATGTCATTAAGGCTGTGAGTACCGGAGCTACGACCAAGAAAGTCACTTCGATCTTTATTGTGTCGATGGATCAGTTCTTCGGCATCTATCCGAAGGGATCCAAGATCGGTTTACAGCACACCGACAAGGGCCAGTGCACTCACATGAACTCCGACGGCTCCATGTATGAAGTCTATCGCGACCACTACAAGTGGCAGGCAGGTGCCGCGCTTAACGACTGGCGCGGTGTGGTCCGTGTCTGCAACATCCCGATCTCCGACGGTGCTGTCGACATGGGTTCCGAAGATCTGATCAAGAAACTGATCGTTGCAAAGAACCGTATCCCGTCAGACCTTCGCACAAATCTTCACCTTTTCTGTGCTGAAGAAGTGCATACCGCTCTTGAACTTGCCGCTTACGCCAAGAGCACAAACGTTCTCAAAGTTGTTGAGGCCGCCGAACAGTTCAAGACCATGTTCTTCGACATTCCGATCGAAGTGTCTGATTCCATCAGCCTCACTGAAGATCTTGTTTCGTAATAGGAGAAAAAGATGAGATTCGATTCCAAGCTTATGTTCAGTGACGGCCAGTCCCTCTCCGGGACTTCCGGAACTTCCACGAACACTCTTGACCTGAACAAGGCCGGAGTTTCTGAAGGTGAGCTCTACGTCATCTTGAGTGTTTCCGGTTCCGCTCTGCCGACCTCTATCGAGGTTCTCGGCGGTTCTGCCAGCACTTCTGTGACTGATACCGTAGCAACGGCTTACGGTACAGATACGGCAATCAAACTGCCGCAAGGCTGTCCGCGTTACCTCAAGCTGTCCTTTACCGGCACTGCAATGAGCTGCAAGGTCACTGCAGGTATTTCCCTGTGCGCCTCCTCTCCGAAAGGCAAGCGCATCGGTGACTATGCAGCCGAGTAAACAGGATTATTCCTAGCGAGCATTTTGGGGGCCTTGCGCCCCCTCTTTTTTAGGAGCAAACATGTCTTCTGTTGTCGACATCTGCAATATCGCTCTCTCGCGACTGGGAGATAGAGCGACAGTGACCTCAATTGATCCGCCTGAGGGAAGCGCTCAGGCCGATCATTGCAGACGCTTTTATCCCATTGCCTTAAAAACTATCCTTGCCACCTATAACTGGAGCTTTGCCACAACGCGCAAAGAGCTTGCTCGTTTGACGGCTGAACCGATCGGAGGCGGCTATGCGTTCCCGATTCCTGCCGACTGTGTGAAGATCATTTATGCCTATCCGGTTGACGAAAATGGAAACGCAACTCGACAGACTCTTCATTACGTCCGAGAGCTGATCAACGGACAAGTCTGTTTGGTGGCAGAGCAGAAGCGTATATGGATTAGGTATATCACCACGGAGGTTAAGCCTGAAAAGTTCTCTGATGTATTTTCTGACGCCTTGGCTTTTCTCCTTGCCTCTAATCTTGCGGGCACTGTTGTTCCGGGGATGACGGGTGTGCAGATGGCGGCTGAGATGATGCGGTTTTACGAAGATAGACTGTTAAAAGCACAGGCTCAGGATGCAGTTCAGGACAGAGATCATCTGAGCTATAAGCCTGACTTTATCGGTGACTACGATGACTGGGGGAGGGACGGACATGAGTGGCTCAACTAAAGTCCTTCAGCGCTCTTTTGCCGGCGGTGAAATTTCTCCGGAAATGTTTGGGCGAACAGACGATACAAAGTATCAGACAGGCCTTGAGACGTGCCTGAATTTTCTCTGCCGTCCCCAGGGCCCGATTGAAAACAGACCCGGCTTTGAGTTTGTGCGTGAGGTCAAAGACTCAAGCAAGAAGGTGCGGCTGATTCCGTTTATCTTTAACGCTCAGCAAACCTTCGTCATCGAGCTGGGGCACAAATACGCCAGATTCCATTCCTTCGGCGCAACGTTGATGAACGGCAATCAGCCATACGAAATCACAACGCCATGGGATGAAGATGATCTCTTTGAACTTGAGTATGTGCAGTCAAATGACATCATCACCGTGACGCATGAGGATTACGCTCCGACGGAGATCCGGAGGTATTCCAACACCGATTGGCGACTGGCGACGATCAGCTTCTCTTCAACTTTGGCCACGCCCACAAACGTGACCGCTGTCAGAGAAACGACTACGGGCAACGAGGATAAGAACGCCGACAAGTACACGTTCCAATATAAAGTCTCCTGCCTCAATGCTGATAAGACAATCGAAAGCGAACCGAGTGCAGCAGTCTCTTGTACCGCCAACCTCTATGCCACAGGTACGACAATCAAAATCTCATGCTCGGCCGTGTCCGGAGCAAGTTACTACCGCTTCTACAAGAATCAAGGCGGCATCTATGGTTACCTAGGAGACTCGGAAACCACGTCCATCATTGATGACAACATTGCTCCGAAGACGGACATCACGCCTCGCCGATATGACTCAGTTGTCTCTTCCGGAAATTATCCGAGCGCTGTAGGTTACTTTGAACAGCGCCGATGGTTTGCAGGTTTTAAGACTGATCCTCAGCGTGTGGTTGCTACTCGTTCCGGCACAGAGAGCGATATGACTTACTCCCTGCCGTCTAAAGACGATGACCGCATCAACTTTAGAATTGCGGCTACAGAGTTCAATAAGATTCTGCACATTTCTCCGCTGTCTCACCTGATCCTTCTGACAACGGGCTCTGAGATTCGTATCAGTCCCCAGAATTCAGACGCGATCACTCCGTCTTCTATTTCTGCTCGACCTCAGAGCTACAACGGAGCCACGACAGTCAGGCCGCTCGTTTACAACAACAATCTGATTTTTGCTTCCGCCCGTGACGGCCATGTCCGAGAACTCGCCTATCAGTATCAAGCAGGCGGTTTTGTGTCCGGAGATCTGTGCCTGAGAAGTCAGCACCTCTTTGACTTCAAGACGATCAAGGACGCCACGGCACAGAAGGCTCCGTACCCCATCATGTGGTTTGTCTCCTCCGACGGAAACTTGCTCGGCCTCACGTATATTCCTGAACAACAGGTCGGCTCCTGGCACCGTCACAACACAGACGGAGTTTTTGAATCCTGCTGCGCTGTTTCAGAAGGCGTGGAAGATGCCCTTTACTGCGTGATCAGAAGGACAATCAACGGAAGCCAGAAGCGCTATGTTGAGCGTATGAGAACACGAAACTTCAAGAATTTGGCTGATGCCTTCTTTGTCGATTCCGGCGCGACCTACAACGGGACGCCTACGACCACGATCTCCGGAATTGATTGGCTCGAGGGAAAGACAGTTTCTATTTTGGCCGACGGTGCTGTCCAGCCTCAGCAGAAGGTTGTAAATGGCAAGATCACTCTCAACCATGAGGCCTCGGTCGTTCAAGTCGGTCTGCCGTATCAGTCGGATGTGAAAACACTTCCGGTCATCCTCCAAGATCAGTCCGGAGGTATGGGGAGAGTTAAGAACGTCTACAAGATCACAGTGCGGGTTAATAGAAGTTCCGGAATCTTCGCAGGCCCCAGCTTCGACAAGAAGGACCTTGTTGAATACAAGCAAAGAACGATCGAGCCGTGCGGTTCTCCTCCTGCGCTTAAATCTGATGAAATAGACCTTCAGCTTTATTCAACATGGACTCGAGGCGGTCAGGTGTGCTTGAGACAGCTCGATCCGCTGCCCGTCACAATGCTGGCTTTGACCTGCGATCTCTCGGCTTAACGTCCATAAACATTGAAGCTTCGCCGTTACCTTAGAGAAAAATTGAGGTAACGGCACATGGGTAAGTACGATCAATATGCTGGCGAGGATCTTGACGTTCCTCTGTACGAGGGACAGGGTTCCTCGTTTGGTTTTTCTAAGATAACTTCGGACGCGGCAAACGGTCTGGGCAGTTTCGGCCTTGGATTTTCGATGGGGCACAATGCGGTCAATGGCATTGTTGCTCCGATCCTTGCCTTTCGCCAGGCTAAGCAGCAGAAGCAGCTTTACAAAATTCAGGGCGAGATTTCAAAACTGCAGGCGCAGTCTTTCCGGACAGCGGCCGAAGATGTTTTGAAGAGAGCTCAGCAGGAAGTTGCCGCGGTTACTTTTCGTGCCGGACAAACAAAGGCCAAGACTAGAGTAGCTCAGGCGGCAAGCGGTGTTGCTCTCGGAACCGGAAATACGGCAGAAGTGATGGCTTCTTACGACATTGCCAAAGAGATGCAGGTCAATCAAATCCTTGCAAACGCCGTTGCTGAATCCTTTGGCTATCGGCGCAGGGCGGTCAATTACTCAAACAATGCGATCGCTCTCAATGCCCAGGCCAAGAACATCTCTCCCTGGGCGTCTGCTGTCGCCACTGGCATGAGCATTCTCATGAATCCGAACGGAGCAAAAGGCAATCCGCTGGATCCCAACTCCGGATCAACTGGATCCGGTTATCTCGATAACGTCGTAAGCATCGGCAAGTTGTTTACGAGCGGCGCCGGCGGCATGAGCGGCGGGGCAGGAGTCTAAACATGGGAACAATGAAACTTCCTT